ACTTGTAAGGACTTTTTCAGTTCCTTTGTTCAACCCAAGCATCTTTGCTACTTGTTGCCCACGGAACGTTTCACCCATCGTTTGTTGTTTAGTTACAAGATTACGTGAACCTTCTTTACCATATGCACCAACAACAAGTGTATCATAAATTGCTTTACTTAATAAACGTTGAGTTGTATTTTGAAATTGAGTTAAGAATGTTTGATTTGCACGTTGAAGTAATGTAGTTTGTTTGCGTGTTTCTCTAGCAGTAGTAGACTTAGCAACAACAGCAGTTTGTCTTGCGACAACTTTAGCAGTTCCAAGTTGTTGTCGTAAAATTGCATTTGCTTTTTTATCTTCAACTTGAACTGGTGCTACAAAACTTCTAGTTGTACTTCCAGATGATGATCTAGATTGTGTTGATGATTGACCACCTAATTCTCTTAGAACTCTTTGAGTATTTGCATCGGTTTCTCTTTGTGTATATGAACCAGCCGCTTTTCTTATTTCAGCGTCCACGTTCGGTACTACATTTGATACTGGAATGGCTCTTGATAATGGAGTAATAGGTGCGCCTGTTTTAGTAAAAACACCACCAGAATTTCTATCGGACTCACGGCTTTCTGAAGTTGCGGGACCAGCAGTATCAAATAAATCGCCTTCTTTTTTTCTTCTTGCCTTGAGGCCGTTTTCAAGTTGTTTTCTTCTTACTGGATCAGTTTCGCCTGATGCTGTAGCAATACCATCACGAATTGATTTGGCCGCATTTGCGTAATTCCCAGCTTTAATTGCTTCAGCAAAACCTTTAGGCACTCGACCCACATTATAAACATAACTTAAAATTGCAGTTTTTTGATTTTGTGATAACTTATTATATGCATCTTGTCCGATAGCGGCAATAACAATAGACTCATATCTTCCCAAATCTTTAGAGAATAATTTATTTGCTTGATCTTTTGTTATTGTAGTGTCTTTGCCGCCTGCACCAGAAACTTTTATAAATTCTCCATTGCCTAAATCAATTTGACCTGATTTGATTTCTGCGTCAGTAATATTGCGCCCATAACCAATAGCCATTCTATTAGTGTCTTTATATGCAGTAGCACTAAAACCTTCTTTGCCCGTAATAAATTTTGCAGTATCTTCACTAGTAGCACCAACAGTTGATCTTCTTCTAGGATCACCCACGCCATATATACCTCGTACAACTTTTTGTGCTGATTGATTGACGTTTGCCGCTTGACTGTCTCTAGCCGCATTGTATGAACCTTTTACGGGTGTGCCTGGTTTAGCATACATTCCAAATGCGGCTCCACCAGAACCCTCAACTATAGGTGTTGTACTAACACCTCCGCCTGTACCGGGTTTAGGTGGCTTTGGCCCTTGTCCACCTTGTGTACCAAAAATTTTGTATGCTTCATAGCCAATTTCAGCCGCAAGTAATGCCCAACCAACATATGGAACAAAACGTAATAAGCCTCTTGCCGCTAACCCTGCGCCTCTCATCATCCCACCGCCTGCACCACCAGTTGGAGGAACAGTTGGAGAAGTGCCGCCACGACCACCCTGAGGGAATGGGATTACTTTACCTCCGCCTCCAGTTGGTGGTTTACCTCCACCGCTGGCACCACCTTTACCGAATATGGTTTTACCTTTGTCAAGGATGGCTTTGCCGCCTAACCCAATACCAAGAGCCTCTAACAAACTTGCATTTTGTAGAACATCAAATAGTGTGCCTAAAAGTCCTTTTCCCCCACCAGCACCAGCACCAGCAGAACCTAAAGCGCCACCAGCGCCAGCACCACCCTTAAGTGATTTAATTGCATCTAGTAACTCTTTGTCTCTTTGTGTTTTTTCTCTTTCTTGTTCTTCAGCAAACATTGCAGTTTGTTTTGCATTGTTAGCTTGAAGTGCAGAGATACGGGTTTGTTGTAGAACATTATTATTGATTGATCTGAGTTGTCTAACCATCTCAATGCTAATAATATTGTTTGTTTTTTGTTCCTTCACCGATGCATCTATGGCTGATGCATTACCCAATTGATTTGCACGACCCTTAACCTCTCTGCTTAATCCTGCTAGAGCAGTAAGTCCAGGCATTTCACTCATTGCGGCACCTTTGATGCCCATAGTGAAACCTTTCACAGAACCTTTAACAGATTCTTTTGCGAGTTGCCCTAATGCCCTACCATAGTTGTTAAGTGCCATTATTATCCTCTGTCAAATACAGAGTCTGGATCGGCTTCTGCGAATCTTGCTGATTTTCCAGTTGCGGGTTTTGACGTTGCGCCAAAGCTAGGCGTTGACGCTCCAAATCCTGAATTGCTACCAAAGCTATTTGATGTTGGTGAATTAAAACTGCTGGATGCTCCGAAGCCTCCTGCTGAAGGTGAGCCATATGTTGTTGTGACGCTTTGGCCAACAGGTTGCATTCCGCCATTGTTTGCACCTGCTAGTTTTTCTTGTGTGCGTCCGAAAGCCGCAACACCAATAATGGCACCCATAGAGAGATGAAATAAACCTGCGCCTTGCAGAGTGATTGGTTGCCATGCAGTCACAGGTTGTTTCAGAGAGGCTTGTAGTATAGACCATAATACAGGAAAAATAATGAAGTCAGTCACACAGGTTAGCATGTAAATCCAACCCATCATCGGACGCCATTTAGCGTTCATCCAATCTTCTTTTTTCTTCTCGCTATCACTTAATTTACTATATTCTTTTTGTGTAGTCATTATGGTACCCCTATCTACGTTGTGCTTGCATTCTGTCATTCTCTTCAGCCACATGTTGAGAAATTAGCATTATGTAAATTTCCCTCTCAAAGGGTATCATATTCTCCAAATCTTCTAAAGTGTATTTATGATGTTGCATTAGAGTAAAGTTAGTCTTATAATAGTTTATAAGGCTTTCTTGACTCAATGTTATCCGAAAAAATTTGCAAGACCCTCTAACAGCACTTTATCTTCTTGACCACATCCAGCACATTTCCACGTAACTTCATGCTTTAATTTTGGCATAGTGTCAAAAAACGATGAAAGTTTTTCATATTGTTTTTGTGATAGATTTTCAATGAAATCAATTAATTCTTGTTTAGTGTGATCTTCACGCTTGTAAACATTATCAGCATCAAAGATGAAATCAATACTATTGATAATTGCATCTGTTGCTAAATCCAATTGATTCATCTCTTCTGGATTCTCAATAGATAGTGCAAACTCTGATGTTGGATATTTGAATTTAATACCAATTTTAGTTTCTTCGTCCAACACAATCTTGTCTTCGTGTGCAATTGACTTATGAACTTCAACGTCTAACAGATTTAATGTTTTTTGTGTCACATGTTCGCAAACATCATCTTTAGAATTCATATTGTTTGGATGGCGTAAATTCAAATCGATAGTTTCGCCGATTGATTTTGCTCTTAAACGAACAAAGAAATACTCCAAATCAAAGACTGGAAGTTTGTCAACGTCAACTGGATCTACTGCACAGTTATTAATGATCTGTTTAATAGCCGTCATCATAGATTTTTGATCTCCAGACTCCATTGCAATCAAAAGAATCTTCTGTTCTTTGACTAAGAATGGTCTGTATTTAACCGTTTTTTCTGTTGATGGTAAAATCAATTCAAAAATAGGTGCATTAATTTTAGGTAAACTCATAATTTTCTCTCCGAATAATTAAAAAAAGACATATAAATCATGTTATGCTTCATATGTGTGATAGCGATATGCAAGTGTTACACCAAATCGCTGATAGGTGTTGTTTTCTTCCCATGATGCGTTCATAGGTGTTAATGCTGTTGGATATATATCTCTTAAAGTGTAAGAAATTAGGGTCTTTCCCGCTTAGTCTAATTGTTCTACTTTAAGTGATACACCTAACGCATAGTCGCTGTAATAAGACACAAGTCCAGCATTGCCACGTCCTCCACGACCAATAATTTTGTCCATCCAAATCTCAAAAAATTCACGCTCTTTCATATCAGTTGAACAAATAATTGATAATGTCATGTCGTTATAAGTTACATCGTATGGAAGTTTTAATGATGGACCACCACCAACTGCATCTTCTGATGTTGCTAATGTGCGACCAGGTAACTCAGCCTTTTCGCATCTAAATTTAAAGGTATCGACAATAACAGGAAATGTACCAGAATCTGTTCCACCTACAATTTTGCTGTATCCAAGCAATGTTGCATTAAAAAGATTAGGACGAACTAAATTTCCAATAGAAGTCTTAAAATCTGAAATTTTGAATGATGATGTTGTTGCCATTTTATGTTCTTCCTATTTGTTTGCGTGAATCTTCCCAAACACGACCTGTGTCTGCTTTTCTGAAAGACTCTGTTGGTAGAAAGATAGCAATGTCCCACTCGTTTACTTGCACTTCTAAGAATTGAGAACGTACATGACTTCTTAAATATTTCTTCAGCATAGGCTTAAAGAATCTGTACTTAGATGCAGACTGTAAAATAGAGTATGAAATTTTGACTTTTGTTGTGTCATCATATTTTTTGTTTGTTAGTGTGGAATACAATGCATTCATTAATTTAGCACGTAGGACTGGTGGCAAGTAATGAAAGTTGATTCCTAAGAATCCATCAGAGTCCATTCTCACAGGAAAGATTAACGGAAATGTGTCGTAGTATGGTAGATCGTTTTTCGTTTTCGGATCATACTTGAATGCGTACATGTATCCAAATTCCATTGACGAAACTTTTCTTGCTTCATCTGTTCTTTTCTCAAAGACACCAGGAGTTATGTTTGTCATTAATTTGCCTGCGGCTGACCTGTACCATTCCCTGGCTGCAACTGTTCTTGCAGGAATGATGCCTTGTCTAGCGCCTTGAATGAGTATGTTATCAAATATCATAGTTCTATTTATCTCAAATCTTTGTCGGTTATGATTTTAAATTCCCAGTTTCTTTCAATTGAGTACTTTGTTGCCGCTTCCCACTTTGCTTGATTGACACCCCATGTCATCACTTCATTGATGAATCGTCTAGTTGGTTTACCATTGGGTGTATTTTTTCTAACGGGTGGACGTGTTTGTATGTCTGGCTTGACTTCAATCAGCACAGCTTTAATATCTCCGTTCTTGTCTTTATATCGCATCCAGAAATCAACAAAGTATCTGTGATATCGATTGTCAACAGGAGACACATAAGGCACAACAACTTCTTCAGAAGACCATTCAAGTATAGAAGGAGTTTCATCACAGTAGACCATGAATCTACGTTCCAACAAACTACGATACGTAATATTTGTTGGATTACCTTTGTACTTTTGATAGTTTTTAGGTTTAAATTTACCTTTGTATGACATAAATAGAATATACTTTAA